TGGCGAAGAAGGTGTCTGAGAACGCGCCGGAGGACACCGGCGAGCTCGCCAAGAGCGTCGTCGTGCGCCGCAAGGCGCCCAAACGTCGGCGCGAGCCGGGACTCGTCTTCCTCGGCTTTCAGCCGCCGGCGAGCCGCCGCGCGCATTTGACCGAGTACGGCACCCGCTACCAGCAGGCCCAGCCCTTCATCCGCCCCGCGATCGACAGCGAGGCGCAGGCCTTCTTCAAAAAGGTGGGCGAGCGCATCGCCAAGGGCTTGGAGCGCGAGGCGGCCAAGCTGGCGAAGGGTCCGAAGGCCCGCAAGGGAAGATAGCCGATGTCCATTGAAGCGGGGCTGCGCGCGGTGCTGACGGGCGACGCGGGCGTCGCGGCGCTTGTGGGCGGGCGGATCTATCCGCTGCGCCTGCCGGCGAAGCCGATCTGGCCGGCGATTCGATACGCCCGCGTCAGCACCGTTCTCGACCGCACGGTCGACGGCTCGCTCGGCCGCAAGGTCGCGCGCTTTCAGATCGATTGCTGGGACGAAACGCCCGACGGCGCCGACACGCTGGCGCGCGCCGTTGAGGCCGCGTTGGCCGCCTTCAGCGGGACAAGCGCGGGCGCGCGGATCCTGCACAGCCGCCTCGATAACGAGCAACAGGCCGTCGAGGGCAAGCCGACCCTCTACCGGGTCATCCAAGACTTCATCGTCACCTACGCGGAGTGAGCGACATGACCACGACTTACATCGAATCCCAGGGTATGGAGCTGCAGCGGGGCGACGGCGCCTCGCCGGAGGTCTTCACTCTCATCGATCAGATCACCACGCTGGACGGGCCGGACGGCTCGGCTTCGGAGATCGATATCACCACCCTGGACAGCACCGCGCGCGAGTTCGCGATGGGCTTGAAGGACAGCGGTTCGATCACCTTCGAGGCGGTGTACGATCCGGCGAAGACGCAGCACCAGGGGCTCCGCACCGACTGGAACGCGCGCACGTTGCGCAACTTCCAGCTGGTCTTCACCAACAGCCCGGCGACGACCTGGTCGTTTTCGGCCTACGTTCAGAACTTCTCGATCTCCGCCGGCGTCGACGAGGTGGTGCGGCTCAGCGTGACGCTGCGCATCTCCGGCGACGTGACGGTCGCGTAAGGGGGGGGGCGGCGATGACGGCGGCGGATAAGGCGAGAGCCCTGACGCGCGAGGATCTCCTCGCGCCCGATTGGGCGGAAGTGCGACCGGTCGAGGCCTGGGGCGGCACGGTTCACGTCCGCGCGATCAGCGCCCATGAGCGCCTGCTGTTCTCCGAGGCGGTCGAGACGGTCGCGCCTGACGCGCCGCCCGTGCGCGCGAGCCTCGAGCGTGCGGCGTTCTTCGTCGCCGTCGTGCTGTGCGATCCGGAGGGCGCGCCCTTCGCCGACCTGAAGGATCGGGCCGGCGTCGAGGAACTGGCGGCCGCCGTGGTGCGGCGCGATCAGGCCGGCCTCAGCGCTGTGATGCAGGCCGCGATGCAGCTGAACGGCATGACGGTCAGTGAGGGCGACGGGTCGAGCGCGCTTTCCGCCGAAGCGCCGGCCGCAGAGGAGGGTGGCGGCTCGGGAAACTGAGGGGCCGTCCGCTCCGGCGCTTCGCCCATCGGCTGGCGCTGGCGTTGGGCGGCCGCACCGTCGACGAAATGCTGCGCGCCATGTCGTCCGCCGAGTTCAGCGATTGGATGGACGTCTACCGGTTGGACGGCTGGGAAGAGGTTGCCCGCGCCGATCAGCGGCACGCGGAGGCCATGGCGCTGACCGCCAACATCCATCGCGATCCGAAGAAGCGTCGTCAGCCCTTCACTCCGGCGGACTTCCTGCCGCCGCGGCCGGGCGCGCCAAAAGAGGATCCGGTCAAGCGGGTGCGCGGCAAATTGCGCGCCCTGTTCGAGCGTCAGCAGCTGCGGCGTCAGGCGGAGGAGTCGGGGCGGCGTTGAGGGTGGGCGCCGGTAACTTGGGTGCGTCTGGTTAGTTAACGCAGCGTATCCACCAAATATAGGTCGTGTTTTTTTCGGGGTGTGGAATCGCCTGATTATCCTCGATTGAATATCCGCTCGGACAAAGCTTTTCCGCTTCCCCATCCATGTCTCGTTCGGCGGCGAATCGCGCGGCGATGGGCTCCCAATACTCTATTTTGTAGGTATTTCCGGACAGCTTCTCGGTTTTTATTTCAGCGCACGCAGCTACACCGCAGGTAATCAGCAGTCCAAGTAAGACGCGCATAAAAGCCTCCCTCTCTGGCGAGGCGTCTTCATAACACAACCGGCGCGACGCGCGACAGGGAATCTGGGAGATCGCCCATGGCGACCATCGGCTCTCTCGTCGTCGACCTGCGCGCGGAGCTTGGCCGCTTCCGCTCCGACATGGAGAAGGCCAACCGGACGCTCCAGTCGAACACCAACCGGATGAACAAGTCGCTCGGCTCGGTCGAGCGGCAGTTTGGCAATCTGCAGAAAGCGGCCGGCGCGCTCGGCCTCGCCTTCGGCGCACGGGAGCTGGCGGGCTTCGCGCGCGGGGCGCTGCAGTCGGCGCGCAACATCCAGGAGACCGCCGACAAGCTGGGCCTTGCGACCGAGGCGCTGCAGGAATATCGCTTCGCCGCCGGCGAAGTGGGCGTCAATCAGCAGACGCTGGACCTGGCGTTGCAGCGCTTCACCCGGCGGCTGGGCGAGGCGCGCCAGGGCTCGGGCGAGCTGGTCAAGACGCTCAAGGAATACGGGATCGCGCTGAACAATTCGGACGGGACGACGCGCACGGCCGAGGCTGTGCTGCTCGACCTGGCCGATGCGATCGCCGGCGCAGGCGACAGCTCCGAGCAGCTGCGCATCGCCTTCAAGGCGTTCGATTCCGAGGGCGCCGCGCTCGTCTCTCTGATGCGTCAGGGGGCGGACGGCGTTCGGCGCTACGCCGATCAGGCGAACGATCTAGGGCTCGTCCTCGGCGACGACGTCGTGCAGGGCGCGGCGAACGCCGAGCGTGAGCTGTCGACCCTCATGAATGTTGTGCGGCTAAACGCTCAGCAGGGGCTGTTGTCCGGCATGGCGGCGGACGCCCGCGACCTGCAGGCGGTGATGGGCGATCCGGCCTTCGCAGAGAACATCCGCTCTCTCGGCGAGCTGCTGGGAACGACGCTGCGCGGCGCCGTCGAGGAGCTGAACGACGAGCTGGAGAGCATGCGCGCCCTATTGAGCGGCGATCTGGGCGCCGTATTCCGCAACTCGGTTCCGGGACGCCTTCTCGGCGCGACCGGAATGCTCGACGAAAACCCCTCGACAATGCAGGCGGCCCCGCCGCCGCCGAGCTACATGCTGGGGCCGGGCGGCGGGCCGTTTCAGACGCGCCCGCCCCCGGGGGCGGGCAACAACCCGCAGGGTTTCATCGCGCAGTTGCCGACGCCGCAGCCGGTGCGGATCGACGTGCCGGCCCCGCCCGCCGCCGGCGGCGGCATGACTCCGGCGCGCACCAAGGCGCTGGAGGAAGAGGCCAAGCGCATGGGCAAGATCCTACGCGAGCAGGCCAAGGCCGCCGACGCCTTCCGGGAGTCGCTGGAGCGCATGGGCCGGGCGGTCGAGCAGGATGTCGCCAACCCGTTCCAGAAGTTCGATGCGCGGATGCGCGAGCTCAACATGCTGGTCGACACCGGCACGATCAGCCAGGAGACCTACACGCTGGCGGTCGCCCGCGCGCAGGACGAGCTGGAGGATTATTCCTACCGGACGCGCGACCTCGGCCGCTCGTTCGAGGAGGCGAACCGCGGCCTGTTCGACCTGGCCGGCACCATGGATCGCTTCGGAAGCATCGCCGTCGACGGCTTCGGCCGCGCGATCACGAGCGCTGACAGCTTCTCGGACGCGCTGCGCAACATCGGGTTGCGCCTGGCGGAGGTGGGCCTCGACAGCCTGTTGTCGCCACTCGCGCAGCAGATCTTCAGCGGCATCGGCACGCGGATCGACGGCTGGTTGAATCCGCGGGCGACCGCGTTCGACGGGTCGCAGTTGCAATGGTCGTCGATCCAATCGATGCGGATCAACTCCGGCGCGCCGGGCTTCCGCGCCGCCGGCGGCGCGGTGGCGCCGGGCATGGATTACATTGTCGGCGAGAAGGGGCCGGAGCTGTTCGTCCCCGGCCGGTCGGGCACCATCATCCCGAACCACAATCTGGACCCCGGCGGCGGCGGGCGCGGCGCGGGCAACACCGTCTATATCGACGCGCGCGGCGCCGATCC